AGCCAATTGGACCTTGTTAACAAAAGGAAAATTTGGTAAGAAAATTGCAGGCTTGATCACCCTCTTAGTTACCTCAGGATTCGTTTCCGAAAAACAATCTAATGGTTACTCGGAGGAGCTCTTCCGCATTTTGCATATCAAAACCATGAGGAAAGAGAATCCATCTATACTTCATCATTTATTCTCCACTATTGATTTTTGTGTTGACAATGTCATCCCTGCCCTCACTTCGGGAGACATGTCTTTATTACTTACAGATGAGGATCATGATGAGATTGGAAAAATGTACCGAGCCTGTCTCGATGTCGTTCATCTAAATATTTCTGGCAAGATGGATATAGCCTTGGAAAAATATGGAGTCGAAGATGAAGCAGCGATTCTTGTCATGTTATTTAACACTAATCTTGGAGTTCAAAATATGATGAAACGCTGTGAAGGCGATCCTGCTGCGAGGCGTGAGTACAATAGTTGGCTAATCAAGCTGGATAAGCTTTCAACGGACTTACAGTCCTCCTGGCATGAGGCCGGATTGAGACAGAAACCTTTCGCCGTTTTATTACGCGGAGGTTCTTCTGTCGGAAAGAGTACTTTGGCCGGTATAGTGCGTCATACCATTTGTCGTGCTAACGGACTTTCAGAAAGGAAAGAACATTATTGTACTATAAATGGCAATGATCAGTACCAATCCGATTTTAGGTCTCAACATGTCTGTGTTTTGTTTGATGACATGGGAAATTCTAAGCCCGAGACTTGTGAAGGCAATCCCATCTTCATTTTAATTCAGTTTATAAACAACATGCATTGTTCGGCCCTGAGCCCAGAAGCTGATAAGAAAGGGAAAATGGACATTCGTTGCCGCATTGTTATTGTCACTACAAATACTGACAATCTTCATGCTAAATATTTTTCCATAAATCCTGCATCAGTAATGCGCAGATTCGACGTTGTTGTTGATGTGAAGTTGAAGCCAGGAGCTGCTGCTCCAGGTGGAGGACTTCACCATAAATTCGCTGGCAATCCTATGCCTGATGCGTGGTTTCTGAATTATGGGACTGTTAAAATTTCCAGAAGCGACTCCAATAGCTTGGCAGATGATTGGTCGATAATCTCTATCGGAAAAGCCGAACCACTTGCTAAATTTATCGCTTACCTGGTCACCGAAACGCCAAATTTCTATACGACTCAGAAGGAGATTGTCGATTCGTCTTCAAATTTCGTCGACAAGGAACATTGTCAGGTTCATCCATATATGACAGTGCCTTGTTTGATGTGTGATCCGGATTATGTTGCGGAGAAGAAAGAGAAAGTTGAAACGCAAGCGAAATATCCTTTTGAGGTCACTGACTGGGAATCATTAAAAGACAAGACTAGTTGTGCTTTTATATCTGAAGAACCCATTGAAACTAAACTCGAAAAACTCCCTAAGGTTGAACCACCTAAGGAAGATTCTGAGTGCAAGTGTTGTGGAGAGAGGTTTTGTGAATGTGACTACTATGATGATGTTAATAAAAATCATAGTTGGTGTCAATCTTGTCACGATTCTCTTGACCCACATAGTGGCCTTCTTGAAGGACCTCCCCCGAGGACCGGAGATGAGACCATTTTCAATTGGATAGGTGCTACAGCGCACAATGGTATCTTACCGAATGACACGAAAACATTCGTCGAGTCGTTTGATCCATTGGAAAAGCGATGTGTGCTTTCGCCTAGAGATCGGATTCAAGAGATACTTGCTCAAGGTGGTTCTACCATTTCCCGCGCTGTCGAAAGCGTTCGGGTTACCTTTGAAGACAATCCATTGCTGTTTGTTGGTGGAATTGTGGCCACTATTGGCCTTGGAGCTCTGACAATGAA